ATAAACTAAAGAGTTATGGCACGGTTACGGGCTTTGGCTCTGCGGTACACGACGCATACGAGATCTTAGATAGGGGTAGGTTTCATAACAAAAGTAAACAAGACACATTGCGTGAAGCAATTGAGTTCACACTTAAAAATTATGGAGCAGACTTATCCTTATCAGAAGATAAAGCCAGGGGATTGGAAGCCGCACTGCGTGCAATTGTGTGGAGAGTAGATGAATACTGGGATGATAACATAAAGATTGCGGCTATGCCTAACGGTGAACCATGTCTTGAGAAAAGATTTGAAGTACCCTTCGGTAACACAGGCAAAAGATTTTCTGGTAGGATAGATAAGATAGTAGAGTTTGAAGGTGGCTTGTATCTGTGCGATACAAAAACAACTAAAGCTTCTTTAAGTGATATGTACTTTAGAAACTACCAACCAAACAACCAAGTGTATGCATACTTGTGGGCGGCGAGACACATATTAAATTTACCTGTGCGTGGATTTATTATAGATGCAGTTCAAACTGGTGTACACTTTTGTAGATTCAATCGTTCAGTATTTAATGTATCTAACTTATCCATCGATGAGTGGTACGCTGATACGATACACAGTTTAAATATATCTGAGGCTTACTGGGATAGTCAATATTATCCTGCTAACTTTACATCATGTGGAAACTATGGTGGTTGTAAGTTCAGGGAAGTGTGTGCCGAATCACCTGACCACCGTGTCACGTTGTTGAGAGAAGACTTTGAAGTTGCGTTACACGATGACCTGATCAGAGAAGCAGAAGTCATACACGCAGAAAATTTATTTGGTAAAAAAACTTCTTGACAAAAATTTTAATTATGCTAATATTACAAAATACAGGAGATAAATATGGCAAGTATAAAAAATCATACATCAGTAGATGTAACCAAGTTACTACTCGTAGGGGATAGTGGCTCTGGTAAGACGGCTTCATTAGCTACCCTTGCGAACGCAGGATACAAGTTACGTATCTTAGATTTTGACAACGGCTTAGACATTTTGCCCGAGTTCTTAACAGACACAGGTGTCAACAACGTTTCTTATGTTTCGTTGAAAGATCCTATGGGCAAAGCGGAGGCGTTTCGTAAGGGTGCAACTTTAATTTCTAATTGGAAAGATGAAGATGAAGAATACGGTCCTGTCTCTAAATGGACTAATAAAGATGTGTTAGTTATTGACAGCTTGACATTGATGGGCGAGGCTGCACTTCGTGCTGCTCTTGTTTTCAATAACAAGAAGTCAACTGATCAAGCGTCGCAACCAGAATGGGGAACGGCGGCTCGTGATGTGCAACATATCATACAGTACATAACAGGATCGGAAGTGCCTTGTAACGTGGTTGTTACAACGCATATGCAATACATGGAAGGAGACATGGGCGTGTCCAAAGCGTACCCAACTAGCGTAGGTTCTAAACTATCTACAAAGCTAGGCAGATACTTCAACTGTGTGTGCAGAATTGATACACGTTCTTCTAGCAAAGGAACCGAGAGGACTTTGCGTACTGTGTCTGATCACAGGATGGATCTCAAAGTTACTGCACCAAGTCTTATTGGTCAGACAACTGAATTAGATCTAGCTAAATTGTTCAGTGCAATACAGCAAAATGCTCGCAAGAAATTGTCAGCAGACAATGTAATCAACTTAAATAAAGGAGGTAATTAATGGCTGAAATATCAGACTTTTTATCAATGAATCCAGATGACGTACAGGAACAGATGCCTTTACCAGAAGGTAGCTATGACTTCGTTATCACATCTTATCGTACGGATAAGGTAGGTGAAAACCAAAACGAGATCGTAAGGATCAATGTCAAGGCAAACGCTGTCTTGGAATCTGAGATCACCGATGCGGACTTGGATCACTGCGAGCCAACCAGAATGGAGTTCTGGGCAACTTCAAGAGCGTTAGGACAGGGCAACCCTGTGATTTCTATTAAGAAATTCCTAACCAAAACACTCGGTATGGGTGGTGCTAACTTTGGCGAGATGCTAGAGCAAAGCATAGGTCAAACATTTTCTGGTGTTGTGAAGCACGAAATGGTGGGCCGAAACAAAGACATACTACAAGCTTCTATTAAACGAATAATTAATAAGGCGGCGTAGTAATATGGGTGAGTATGCAGTACACAAGAATGTAACTTCTAAATTAATCGACGGTGCAAAGATTGCAATCGTCATGGACTATCCAACAGTTAACGAAGTTCGTTTAAATAAAATACTTGCAGGAGATTACATTCTAGGCAAGGTATGTAAACTAGCGGGGATACAGCTGGAAGAATGCATGCTCACCCACGTCTTTCAAAGACGACCAGCACAAGAAAACTTACAAAACTTTTTTCACAAGAGAAGTGAATACAAGGCTTTGTGCAAGACAACTGAGTGGCGATCACCCTATCCGTCTTCGACGATGGGGTTTCTTAAACAGGAGACGCAACCACATCTAGAAAGATTGTACAAGGAAATCAATGACGCTAAACCTAATGTTGTAATAGCACTGGGGGCAGTATCGTTGTGGGCACTAACAGGGTACGATAAGATTGGAACTTATAGAGGGGCGCTCATCTCCTCTAACACCTCACACATCAATGATGATATAAAAATAGTTCCTTCTTACGCCCTGTCTAGTGTGTCAAAAAATTATGCATTGAGATCTATATTATATTCTGATTTCAAAAAAGCAAAACAAGAATCCGAAACAAAAGAAATAAAAAACATCGAAAGAGAACTCTGGATCGAGCCGAGTATAAACGACCTAGATAAATTTAAAGAAGACTTCATAAGAAGAGATAACGCAGATCATCCTTTGGCATTTGATATTGAAACAGCAGGTGGGCGAATAACATGTATAGGGTTTGCCCCCTCATCTACCCATGCCATTGTAGTACCATTCACATATGGATACTGGAAGAAAGATGATGAAACAAAAGCGTGGAATTGGGTTAAAGATTTATTAGAAGACAAACAAATTGCAAAGGTAGCACAGAATCAATCTTACGATGTATCATGGTTAAAATATAAACAGGACATAGAAGTTAAAGGTATAGTGCATGACACGATGCATGCACAGCATTCTTTGCAACCAGAAATGGAAAAAGGTTTAGGCTTCTTAGGCTCCATATACACTAACGAGGGTGCATGGAAAACTCTAGCCAAGTTTTCTCACAGCACGAAAGCCGATGAATAGTGAAGCGACCAAATTATTTCTCTGCCAAAGATGTAGACGAGAAGTGGGAAGAACAAATAAATACAATACGTTTATGGCGTGCTGTATTAGATCAGACACTGCAAGATTTAGTTTACGAAGGTAAAGGAAAAGAAGATAAGAAGGCTCATTTATCTGCATGGGAGTGGGTGAATGATGACAACGAGGACAGTGATTTTAATTTTATCTGTGACTTAGCAGATCTAGATGGAAGAACAACTCGTCAAGAAATTTATAAACTAATGGAGAAATTTTATGGTAGTAAGTATAGAAGAAAACTTGAAAGAAGCCTTGAAGATATTAAAAGGTCCAAGAGAGAAAGAGTATGGAGACAAAAAAGAAAATCATGATAACATAGCTACACTATGGACAGCGTATCTAGGACCTACTATTACGGCACACGATGTGGCAGTCATGATGTTATTATTAAAAGTCGCAAGGACTAAATCACCTAACCCAACAAAAGATACTTATGTAGACATGGTAGGATATTCAGCTATAGCAGGAGAATTATTAAATGATAAAAGTAAGTAATAATAATTTAGATCTATCACCTTACAACGATGATCAGATCAACTGGATATATTGTGCATTAGATTGTGCTTTGACTCAAGAGATATGGGAAAAAATATCTGAAGACTTTGATGACACGACAAGGGGCACATATGATTTTGAAATAAAAAGTTTAAAGCCAGCCATGGCTATGACCTTGCGTGGCTTACGTGTTGATGAAGACAAAGTAAAAGCAATTAGAAAACCTTTACAAGAAAAAAGATTACAACTAGAAAGAATGTTACATTTGTTTTCAAGATCTGTAAATGGCAAAGACTTAAATCACAATAGTCCAGTGCAACTTAAAAAATTATTATACGAAGATCTTAACTTACCACCTGTAGTTTCATACAAGAAAGGTAAACAAAAAATATCTACGGATCGTGATGCTCTAGAATCGTTAGCAGAATCCTATCCAAGAGCAAGACCTTTTTGCAGAACTATCCTGGCGTTGCGTGACATAGATAAAAACCTTTCAGTTCTTAGCTCTAAGCGTGACACGGATGGGAGAATAAGATGTTCATACAACGTGGCAGGTACAGAGACAGGTAGATGGTCTTCAAGAGAATCACCGTGGCGTACTGGCACAAACTTACAGAACATAACAAAAGATTTACGAGAAGTATTTATACCTGATGAAGGTAACAAAATGTTTTATGCTGACTTAGAACAAGCTGAGTCTCGCGCCGTTGCATATTTGGCTGCCGATCAAAACTATATAGATGTATGTGAGAGTACAGATTTGCATACCGAAGTTGTGAAAATGGTATGGCCCAATCTAGGTTGGTCAGATGATCCCGTTCAAGACAGAGCGTTAGCTGATAAAAAATATTATTTACATCATACCTACCGTGACATATGCAAACGAGCAGGACATGGAACTAACTATGGAGTGTCACCTCACTCTTTGGCTAGACAAATAAAGATCAAAGTGTCGCAGGCTACACGATTTCAGTTGCTTTATTTTGGTGGTGTGGTATCATCCACATCTTTAGAAAGATGGCATAAACAAGATCCACAAGGTGGATACAAAGAATTAATAGATCAAGGAGAGAAGATAGGAAAAGATACACTAAAGATAAAGGGGGCATTCCCAGGCATACGAGTGTGGCATTCAGCTATACAAAGAGAGTTGCTTGAGAAAGGTAGTCTTGTCACACCTATGGGTAGACGTAGACACTTTTGGGATAGACTTAAAGATGCTTCTACTTTACGTGCGGCGATAGCTTTTGTCCCACAGTCTACGATAGGTGACTTACTTAATCTAGGATTGTGGAGAGTATACGATGAACTGAAGGACTCTGGTATAGAAGTGTTAGGTCAAGTGCATGATGCGATACTAGGCCAGTGTCATAAAGATAAGATAGATGAACTCATGCCAATGGTGCTTGAGAAAATGCACAATCCATTGACGGTCAATGGGCGTGAAATGATAATACCATCCTCTGTAGAAGTGGGTGATAACTGGAAGGACATGATAACATGGAAGAAATAAAAAAGATATATGTAGAAGATGGCATGATTGTGGTCAAAGAAAAAGACACACATACTAAATGTCACGGACTGGATATCAAAGGACCAAGTGAAATGAAATCAGATGAAGATGGAAACATTTGGATTGAGACAACAGCAGACCTGGAGAAAATCGTGAGGATACATCCAGATAATATTCGTACGGCTAATGCTAAT